TCCAAAGCCTTTAAATTCATCTTTATTTCTAAAATAAATTAAACGCTCGTTTACTGTAATGTACTCTTTTCCTTTAATGTTAATTTTCTTCATAATTGTTTCCTTTAATTTTTAATGTTCTGGCCAATCATCTGACCATAGTTTTCTTGCAATAAACTTTGATACTATTACGACAAGCGCCGCAATTAATATCCATTGAATTGATTCCATAATTTACATATTTATTAAATCAATCAAAGTCCTAATTTCAAACTTAGAATGTTTCAAAATAAGTACTTCGGATATTGTAAAAGTTTCCGGATTTGTTAAACGTGATTTCAACGTTGGCATTGTGCAATCTAAAAGTTTGCAAACGTCATAACGTTTTAAATTTAGCCTTTTCATTTCGGCTTTAAAATTGTTCTCGAACATATTTTCTTTGTTTTATTTACGCAAAAATACAAAAAATATTTTCAAATAACAAAAATATTTGCAAAAAAACCGCCGATTAACAAAGTTGTTAAACGACGGCTGACAAACAAAACAAAGGAAAAGTTTAATTTATTATGCTAGTTGTTGGTGTATCATCATCATTATTTGGTAAATGTGAAGTAACATTAAATTCAGCATTTTTTACATTATATGTTAATCCGTCAATTATAGTTGATTGCGGATCGGTTTCAATTCCGGGCCAACCAAACCAAATTTTATTGTGTATCGATAACGGCTCTCTTTTTAAGTTTCTAAAAGTTCCGTTGTAACGTGTTATAAATTCTCTATAATCATTGGCGACGTTTCTATTTAAAACAGTCATTAAATCAATACTATTTGGCTTAAATGTTGCAGTCGGATTTGCTTCTCTAGTTCTAAAATATCCAGCTTTTTGGTCTGGTATTCTGTTAATTGTTTTTATTGTTGTATTTACTCCGGCATTTGTAAGTTTTGCGATAAATGTTTGATCCGATTGGTCTGCCGATGTTTTAGATTGCAATATCTGCATATTGTCAAAATACGTTGTATCATAATCAGCATCCGAACATTTTGTGTTAGATATAACAAACTTAATTGTCGCGGTTGTATCTGTTCCAATATTTAAATCCGTATCGCTTAAAGATATTGATAAATCAACCCATTTATTCGGCGTTGTTGTTGTTATTAAATTTGTTCCGCCATAAGTTGAAGAAAATTTCCCACTTGCAGCATCCCAAAAATATCCGGTACTTCCTAGAACTGTAAAAATTGAATATTGAAAAATTGCCGAAACATTTGTGTTTTGTGAATTTAAAAAACTAAAATAGTATTTTAATTTACAACTAAAATCAGCATATTTTACCTCTTGCGGATTAAATACCTCCGTTTCAAATTCAAACATTTGAGTAAATCCACTAATAGGCGCAATGTCCGTAAGTTTCATTGATCGCCTACCTTTAAAAGATATTTCGTCGGTTGCTATTTCTGCATAAAAAGGAATATAATTTATAGTAAACGTGCAAAGAACTCCAAAAGCATCATCAAAAGGAATTGTAAGACTATCGCCGACTAAATAACCTTGTCCGTTGTTTGTAATTACAAACGATTGAACACCTCCGGCGCTAATAGTTGCGCTTACAATCATTCCGGTACCACTTCCGCCATTTGGTGTATAGTTTCTTGTACCATCTGGAAAAAACCCACTACCGGGATTTGTAATATCAAAACCGGGCGAAACCGAAGAATCTTCTAAAACATTAAAACCATATTTTCCATATTCAAAACCAGAGTTATAAAATGCGTTTCTAGTTTTTAAATAACTTCCAACTGTGTGAACTTCTGACGCAGCTTGTAAATATTCGCGCGATAAATTATTATTAGTTGCTTTTAAATCATTTTTATTATCATAAAGAACTTGCTTTCTTTCTTTTCCAATACTAGCGCCTAAGTAATCAAATTTTCTATAATCAATATACTCCATTGACGTACTTTCGTATTGTGTGAATATTCTATCTCGAATATTTGTCGGTGTTGTTCCCGATTGTACTTCATTGTAAATAATATCTTTAACATAATAATCAAAAATATTTGTTACCTCAACAATGTACCATTTATTATGTGATTGGTATATTCTTAAATTAAACTGTTTTAAAATTAATTCTAGTTGTTCTTTTGCAGTTCTTAAACCATATTCGCCAATCATTTCATCAAAGCCAACATCTAAAGTTGTAATTTCTTCGTATTCGCTTGTCGTAACCGGCCCAAATGTTTTGTATTTTATGTCAGATGCAATGTAAATGTCTAAATCTAAATCTAAATTTTGCAGTATTGCAGAAATACGCTCTAAATTTGTTTTACTTACTGGCGCATTGTTATTATTATAGCCTATTGTACTATTAAAATTGTTTAACGTACCTAGACCATCAAAAGCGTTAAAAGTTACCGCAAAAGGCGGTGTTACCATTTTTTCTTTATATCTATCTACAACCAAAAAGCCAGACCAATATTCTGACCAAATAGCATTTTCTTCTGTTATTTGACTTGACAAACATTCTATTGATTCAAAAAAACCTCCTTCGTCTAAAACTTTTCTTCTAAAACTTGTCGAGGTTACTAATGTTGCATCAATTTCGCCTTCAACACATTTAATTGATTCTATATTTCCGCCGTCATCTGTAACTCTATTTGAATATAAACCCGCTTGTGTTTGCGCATAGTAAACGACTACTTTATATTCTCGTTCATCAAATTTATAAAAATCATCATACGAAACCGCGTCTGTTACAAATAAAGACAATTGACATTTTGATCCGATTATTGGTTTGTAAAAATCGTTTGACGATTGCCAAGAAATTGTTACTGGATTTGCGCCACCTATCATTGGAAGAACATCACCAACATAATCTTTTTTAAATATTTCAACTTTTTTTCCAAATCCTAAAACATCGGAAAATTCTAATCTGTATTTGACGCCGTATGCCATATTTTTATTTTAGTAAATTCTTCCCGCGGTTTCGTTTGCGCGTTCTATTGCAATCAATAAATCTTGTCCGTCAATTCTAACTTGGCCGGTTACGTTTAAATTTCCGTTCCCTTGTGTGTTTCCAATCATTCCTTGTAATTTATTCAATGGCGCTATAACCTCTGGATTTGAACGCGCTCCCGGATATTCTCCAACTAATCCCATTGTTGGGCCGCTTACAATACCACCATCGGCAAATTTTGAAAAAGTACCACTTATAAGCGTAGTTGCTCCCGCTATTAATGCTGGTAAAACAAAAGCGGCTGCGGGGCCAAAAGATTTAGCAGTTTCAGTTGCGGCGGCAGTACCTCCGGCCATTGCTATTTTTAAATTGTGTCCTAGTATTTTCAACGCGTCTTTTGCTAAAACTCCAACAAATGCACCAACCGCAGATTGCGCACCTCCAAACATATTTGTAATAGAATTACCTATCTGTCCAAATGAATTGTTAATAGCAGAGCCAATACTTCTCATTTGCTCTTGCGCTGCGCTCATTGACATCATAAATCCAGCAAAACGAACTTTCTTCTCATTATAAACCGCATCTTCTGCCTCCGCTTGTGCGGTATTAAACGCCGCTTCTTGCTCGGTAGTCATTAAATTATTATCAATCGCTAATTGGCGTAATTCTGCAAATTTTGATTTTATTTTTTCAACTTCCAACGCCTTTTGTTGGTCATCACTTGCATTTGATGCGTCTGCAAATTGTTGTTTTAAATCTAATAAACGATTTTTTTCTTCTGTATCAATTTGAGAAATTGCAGTTGATTTTGCTCTTTGTAATTCTTTTTCTTTTTCCGAACCGGATGCAACTTTACTAATTAAATCATCATAATATTTTATAGATTCTTGTCGTCTTTGCTGATACGCTTTTGCGTCGTCGGTTATTAAAGCGTTATTTATTTCATTATTTAAAGCCTTTAATTTTTCCGCCGCCTCTGGATCAATTAGAGGTATAAAAGTTGTAGTTGCTTTTGTATCTTTAGGTTTTTCAGTATCGCCATCTAATACAGATACCGCTTCCGCTTTGCCTTCGGATTTTGTTTCAACTCCTAAAACAATTTTATCAATTGTTTTCTTTTTTATTGCTTCATTAAAATTATCTACAACAGAACCACCTAAAATTGAGGCGTCTGTTTTAATTGCATCAAATGCGTTTGTAAAGTTGTTTTTTAAGCCACTTGTTAAATCCGTAAAACCTTGTATAATTTTATCTTCGTCAAAGGTAAAAACACCGATTAAAATGTCTCCAATACCTTTAAATATTGTAATAAAATTACTTGCAAAAGTTTTGATTATTGTTAGAAACGTAGAAAAAACAAATTTTCCAACTGCTAACATATTTTTAAAATTCATTATTAGCGCGTTTACTGCTAATTGAATCGGCAATGAATTATTGTATAAATCAATAAAATAGTTCCCTATATCAACAAGCGCTTGTTTTATACCCGCCCAATTTTTATAAATTACAACAGATATTGCAGTTAATCCGGCAATAATTAAACCAACTGGCCCCATCATTAAAGTAAAAGCTGCACCAATAGCCGGAGCCATTGTTAAAAGTGTTCCGATTATTGCGATAACCGGCCCTAATGCCGCAACAATTCCGGCAAATGCAATAATAATTTTTTGAGTTCTAGGCGATAATTCTTTAAATTTATTTGATAAATTTGTAAAAAACTCACCTAATTTTTGAACCGCTGGAGCAATATTATTTATTATAACTTGACCAACCGCCATCAAAGACTCTTTCATTGAGTTTAGTCCTTGTGTCATTTTAAACGATGCAGCTTTTGAAGTAACCTCAAATGCATTATTTGTCGCACCAGCCGATCTTGTCATCTCATCAAATAAAGCAATATTATCTTCCATTGATGAACCGGTTAAATCTAAAATACCCTTCCAAGCCCTAACGTTTGGCGCGATATCAGTAAATTCTTGACCGGTTGCAGCCAAGCCATTTTTTAAGGTAACCAACGTACCCATTAAACCCTCTTCCGCTAATGATTTTTTTAATGTATCGGTAGTAAAACCCATTTTATTAAAAGCCTTTTCGGCATCGGCTGACGGCTTAGCTATTGTTGTTAAAATAGCGTTTAATTGTGTTGCTCCATTTGCTGCATTTGTTCCAGTTTTTGACATAGCGGCCATTGCGGCTCCTACTTGGTCAAAAGAAACGCCCATACTCGATGCGATAGGTATAACTCCGCCCATTGCTCCCGCTAATTCTGACGCCTCTAATTTACCTAAACGAACTGCCGCCGTTAAAATGTCTGTTGCACCAGATGCGGATAATGTTCCCGAGCCGTATGCGTTCATTGCCGAAGTTGATAAATCAGCAATCGTTTTTGTTTCACCTAATCCAACGGCTGCCGCTTTTAAAGACATTTCTAAAACATCCATAGCCTCCGAACCCCTTAAACCCGCCGATGTTATAAAAAACAACGCTTCCGCCGCTTCTTTTGAACTTTTACCGGTATCAACTGCCATTTTCTTAGCAGCCTCACCCATTTCAGCAACTTTTTCAGAAGAAACACCAACAAGCGCTTGTATAGACGTCATCGATTTATCAAAATCAAAAGCCATTTTTGTTGCGGCGGCTCCGGCAGCAACTAACGGCAATGTTAATTTCATTGTCATCGATTTACCGACGCTTTGCATTTTAGAACCGAATGCAGAAAGTTTGGAAGATGCTGACGAAAGAGCGTTTGACAATTTAGACGAATCTCCGGTGATATTTATTTTTAAATTTTGATCTGCCATAGTATTAAATAAGTTGAAACAAAAATACAAAAAAAAAGACGCTTTTATTTTAACGTCTTTTTATTAGTCATTGAATTATATTTTGCCAAAAATGCTTCCATTTCTTTACGCGTTGATTTTGGCTCTGCTCGTTTCTTTTTTCTTGCAATATCGCTTGGCAATTCAAACAATTCGTAAGGTTTTAACATCTGAGATTTTTTCTCACATTGTACGTTGTGAATCATTACAGAAACATATCGCGTTTGCTCCCAAGCTAAATTTACGTTGTTATGATAGGATTGAGCAACTAAAGCGTTCTCGCGCCACGTTTGCCGCCAAAAATCATCCGGTTTAATACCAACTAAACCGATATAATGATCGGTTAAACTTTCAAAATCTATTGTTTCTTTGACGGCTGACGCTTTCCCTTTTCTAAAGTATCGCCTTGTAAGCTATTCCCTAGGATTTTAGATTGCATCATAACCTCAACAATATCATTTATTTTATCGGCGTCTAATTCGTCTAACCAAGCGCCAACAGTAAATAAATTATAATCGATTTCGTTGTTTTGTTCTTGGTCGTTTGCTAAAATTGCTGAATAAACTAAGGCGCGAAGTCCTTTTATAGATATTCCGTTTTGAAAAGCATCGCCAATGTCTTGAAGTGAAATCCCTAATTGTTCGGTAAATTCCGACCAAAAGTTCATTGAAAAATGTAATGTTCTGTTTTTGTTACCGACTTTTATGTCAATGTAACCCCTTTTTTTGTTTGTCATTCTATTAGGTTTAAATTAATATAAAAAAAAGCCGACGCCAATTTATGACGGCGGCTCTATATGATAAAAAACTAAATTTAATTAGTTTGTTGATTTTACTATTGCTCCGGTTATGGTTAATGATCCGCTATAAGTTACGGCAGATTCCATTTCAGCAGACATTTCAACACTAGATAAAAATGCTTCAGCAGTATAAACCGCGTCTCCAGTTTCAGCAGTTCCAAACACGCAAGTTAGTTGAGTTCTAGCTAAAAGATAATCAGCCATTTGGATAGCGTTTGCAGTATCGTCATAAGCAATTAAACCTTCAAAAGATATTTCACCACCTTTTACGCCTCCGATATATTCAGAGAATCCGTTTGAATCTTTAGTTGTAGCCTCTGGCGTGTCCATTGATAAAGACATTGAACAACTCGTAGTGTGTCCAACTGTTGCACCTTCAACTGTTAAAATTAAGTTAGTTCCGTTAAATACTCCGGTTGTAGCCATATTGTGTTTTTATAATTATTAATTTTTTGTAAATATACGAAAATATTTATTTATGAAAATAGTTCAATTTATTGTCCTATTATTTTATTTATCATTGTTTGTATCTCTTTTGGCTCGACATTTAATCTCATTGACAAACCACCTTGCCATACTCTTTTTAGTTTATTGCTTTCATCAAACAATATTATAGCTGGCACAGATTTCACTTGTTCTTTAAACTTCTTTGGTTGGTCATCATAATTCACTTTTAAAACTTTTACATTTTTAAGTAAATCTAAATGCTTATAGTCATTGCTTTTGTTCCAACTTGAGTTTACGTATAACAACGTTACCTTTTGAGAATATAGACTTACGGAGAATAAAAGTGATATAACAAGTAAAATAGTTTTCATAATTATCTTTTTATAATTTGAAATAGTTTCTCATCTATCTTGTCTAACTTATCACTATTCTTATTTACCTTTTCATTGATATTTATTATCGTTGTACGAACTAACTCGTCTTTTAATTCGTACTCTGATTTTTTTATCTCTGGCTCTGGCAATTGCTTTGCTAGTTCAATATCTGACTGTAAAGCAAAATAAACAGAAGCTATAGATACTGCACCAGTAACAATAATACCAATGGTTTTTAAATCTAATTGTATTTGAGTATCTTCTGAAATTTTATTTGCCATTTTTATTTTGTTTACTGATATTAATAATTTTCATAACTGTGTACACAATAGATACTAACAGTAATGCTAATTTTAACCATTGCTCTATATTAGAAAAACTAACCATAAAGGCTATTAAGTTTAAAGCACCCAATTTAATATCTTGCATATCCACATTAATTAGATTTTATGTGAATTGTAGCTTAATCCAAAGAAAGAGTGCATTCCATCTCCATCAACTTCAACTGACTTTGTAGCCCATCCATAAGGATGACCTTCTTCATCTGCCCATAGAGCATCGATGTGCCATTTAGCAGATAATACTGGTGCTTTAGTTTCTTCTCCTTCTTCGTCATAATCCCCAGCTTCTAAGACAATATGTCCTAAGTGTACTAGTGTGTGCTTGTGAGTTGGATACTCGTTTCCGTCTTCGTCTTCAGCAGTTCCTAATGCTTTGATTTTAGACTCTGCTACTTCTCTACTGTCAAATTGATATTTTCCTATTTTCATTACTTAATTTATTTAATTATTTATATTGTTGTTAATGCGATTGCTTCTGCATCTGTTAATGCGGTGTTGTATAAATCTGTTTGTATAACTGTGTTTCTTGTACCAGTATCTCCAGATATTCTTAATTGACCTAATAGTAAACTATCTACATTGATATTAAATGATTGACTATTGCTTCCTGATGCAATTAAAGAACCATTTAAATATAACTTCATACTTGTGCTTTCCCAAACACCTACAAGTTTATATGTTCCTTTTGTTACTGTTGATGTTGATGCTATTCGTTCTATTGCACCATTTGGTCTTGCAGTAATATGCCAAACATTTGAAAAATATTCTATTGTAAAGTAATTAGTTGAAATTGCTTGATTTAATAAACTAAAAGCAGAACCAGTATTTGTATCAACCACATCTACTTCAGCAAACACAGAGAAAGGATAGGAATTAAATACAGAACTTGGTAAAGTTTGACTTGAAGTATCTTGAACCCTCGTTACACCGCCACTCTGTCCAGATGTAGGGATATACGATGTAGCGTAGCTTCCTTCTTCTAATTGTGCTCCGTAGATTAAAACTTCCTCTCCAACTACTGATACGTCTGGTAAATCAATTCTTAATGCAATAGTACCTCCACTTGTTGGGGTGCTACTGCCTTGAACTCTTTGCCAATCAGATGTTAAAGTAAAAGGTACTGATAAAGTTGTACCTCCAGCCGTT